CTATTCTGACAAATTATTAAATACTATTGCAAAAACTATACCAAGTAAAAACGCTGGTAATATTAATATCATTGTTAAAATAATATCATGCATACTAACCTTCTTTCTTTCCGAATACTTCTGATATAATTGCTACTACTGAATATATAATCATCATGGCACCGACTAAAATCATAGATGCCGGTAACAGTATTAATCCTAATATATTTCTCATTTAAGTACCTCGTTGATTAACTTAATTAACAATCTATTATTGTCATAAACTAAACCATCTACATCAGGAACAGCACACTCTTCACTATAATCACATAATGCACACACATCTTGTCTTATACAATGTTGTGCTTTTTCTCTTATTTCTTCCAATGCAGAGCGGTAGTTAATTGCCTGCTCTCTCCATTCTCGCATTGATATTCCATGTTGACATAAATCTTCACTCAACTTTGCATTTGCAATTCTTAAACAGTTGTTTTCATGTAATATTTCGCTATTGTTTGATATCTCATCATAATCATCTTTTAATTCTTTGTTTTCTTGCTCTAACTCGCATATTGTCTGTGACTTTTGCTGACTTTCTTGCGTTAATGCAAAATTTTCTTGTTCTAAGCGTAATAATTTTGCTTGTAATTCGTTATTTTTCATTCCTTTTCCTTTCAATTATAGGTGTTTCAAAGGCTTTTTCTATGCTCCATCCCATATGTAATCTGCCATATAACGTAGATGGTTTTATATTCAATATTTCTGCCCATTTGGCTAAACAATGTGTTTCATTCTTATATGTTACAAGAGTATTTTTGCTTGTATTTCTACTTTGTTCTTTCATTGTTGACCATTTGCAATTTGAGGGTTCATAGTTGCCATTGTAATCAATTCTATCAAGTGTTAAACCGTCTTTATAACCATTGTTGATTGCCCAATTATAAAATGGCTCAAATTCTTCCCATTCTGCAATATAATTGATACCTCTCCCACCATATCTTTCATATGCCTTTGCACTAGGACAAGAACATCTTGTTTTCATATCTCGCCAAATTCTATATATCCGAGAATTGTGTTTTCCGTGAGTTGTTACTCTGCTTGCTCTATAACAACCACAAGATTTTGTTTCTAACCTTCTTAGTCTATCACCGTCTTTTACACACTCTGTTCCACAATCACAAATACAGTTCCAATAATAATGTCCTTTTTCTTTTTTGTTAAAACTTAATACAGTAAGTTTTCCAAATCTTTTCCCTGTTAGGTCAATTGGTTTTTCCATTGTCGTGGTTCTCCTATATTAAAAGCCCCTTGTATAACCACGACGAAATACAAGAGGGCTTAATAGCTCTTATTAAACTTTTTGTATTGTCGTGGTCAATATCATTATTGCACAAACAAAAAGCTTTTTCAATTATTATTTCTTCTGTCATTTATTTATCTCCTCTAAAACCCTTGTATTTGACATTATTTATAGTTTTATAAATTGGTAATAAAGTTTCAGCTATTTCCTTAATTGCTTGTTTTGGATATTTATTTTTATAAAAAGACTCACAACCAGTACATATATCTAGACAATGTGTGCAGTCGGGTTTTGCTCTATAATAACAAGCGTCAAATACATACTCTATTGCAACCATCATTTTTTTGTAAAGTTCTTCCTTATTGTTCATTGGAAGTTCATCTACATCTGATTTCCAAGTTGTCATTCCTTTACCTCCTCTAACTTATTCCATAGAACTTGTATTTTGCCTAAACTGTTACCAGTTTCGTTATCTGTTACTTCGCCCACCTTAAAATTTATTTCCGTAGCGTTTGTTTGTTCGCTAACCTTATGTAAAATTCTTGCAAATAATTTACAAGCTGCTACCATTGTTTCGTAGTCTCCACCTAGATTTTCTATTAGTTCTTCTTCTGTCATAAATCACCTCTTAAACTTCACGCTTTAATATTTCTTGTTTCTCTTGTTGTAACCAAGTATGCCAACCATAAGAGCATTCATAATCTTTTCTACAAAGTTCTGCATCACATAATTTACAGGGTTCTTGCGTAACTACTGCCAAAAATTCTGCCATAGACTCTATGTTTAATGTTTTTATCCACTCAAAATATGTCATTTATTTATCTCCTCTAATCAGCCTTTAATTCTTTAATTCTCTTATCAAGTTCGAGGTTAATAATTGTATCTATCTTCTTTATCTTTTCATCTGTGATAACTGTACTTGCTGCTTTTTTACCTAAATATACACAGCCTAACATCAATGCCGTTTGTTTAGTTGGAATAAAAGATAAAACCAAAGCTAAGACGAAAGATATTATACAAGTTTTCTTAATTATTTTTGAACCACAAACAGCCGTGTCTTTACTTATATCACAGTAACCTGGTTCAAACTTTTCATAAGTAAATCCAGTTAAAAAACCCATTATTATTAAAGCCGCACCACTTAATGTTAACAATAACAAACAAAGAAGATTAACATCTTCTAGTGTATTTAGTAATTGTAATAAATAAATAAACCAATATTCCATTATTTTATCTCCTCTATGTCAAATAAGTTAAGTATTTTTCTTGCCATTTTACATTGTCCATACAGTTCACTTTTTTCTGCGTCAGTAATACCACGTCTTTCTAGTATTATGTCTATTTCCGCATTTTGTGTATAGACAAGCATCTTATCGCATTCCTCTATCACTCGCTTTATAAGACAATCAACACAACCCTCACACTTATAATTGCCATCTAAACTACAACAATGCTCGTACGCTTGCGGAATAAATGCTGGGCAATTCTTAACTATGTATTTCATCGCTGTCCTCGCTTTCAAGTACCCATTCAAGAGCTTGTATTGTAACAGTTTCAACCGTTTCGCCTATATATATACCCGTTGCTTTTATACAAGCGTAAAGGTTTTTAAGTTGTTTTATTTTTTCTCGGATTTCTTTTTCTGTTTTCATTTTCATTCCTTCCTTTCTCGTTTTGCGTAGAGCACCTTGCCTAGAGGGAGGCGTCTCTAGGACTTTCAAGGATAGTATAGCTAACCTAAACAAAGATTGGTTAGGCCTCCGTATTACTAATAGGTGCCTGTAATTCTTCTACTTTGTTTTCTAGTTCTTTAATCCTCCGGGCCATTAGTTCGTACCTGGAGTTAACCATTTTCTTTAAAAATATATTCATAACATAAGTTACTATCGTACTCTTGGCTACGCCCATCTCTCCCTCCATGTCGCTATAACTTAGTCCATGGAGAAGGTAGTTGTATACCTCGTATTCTCTATTTGTTAGCTTCTCTTCTGTCAAGCTCATCTTTCAATACCTCTTTTATAAATCTCCTGCTTAATGCAAATTGACTTCTGCCGTATGGTATATACTGATTAATCTTTATGAATTCATCTAATCTCACACATGCCTTATTAACTACATCAACACCGTACTTCTCTATTAGATTATTATAAGATATTCTCGGGACCTGGAACAAGTCAAATGCTATTGTATCCCCGGTGACATTAGGCTCACGCATTTTGTACTTCCTTTTGCTGGGAGTCATAGCCTCCAGTTTAACCCTTACATCATATACATATAATATCAAATCGTTTATTAAATATCTTAAAGCTCTTAATTCGTTTTCTATATCCATCGTATTCCTCTTTTCGGTTTAAAGAAAAAGGGGAGGTTAGGGAAAAGTGTGGTCAAATTAATAAATGCCTCCCCACCACATGTACGTTACGAAAAAATTAACTTATTATCTTTATGCCATATTTCTCTACTAAAAACTTTACTTCACTATCATAAGCCCGTAGTTCTTCAGGTATCCGTTGGATATATCTCTTAGCCTTCCATTCTGTATCTATTGAACTATCAAACTTCAAACTCTTATCGTCGGCAGGGTGGGTTCTGTAGTATGCATTCTCTACCCAGCCTATTAAATTTTTGTAACAAGATATAGGTTTATCTATATTCTTTTTAACTATCCACTCATTAAGTATATCTATACAAGCATCTACCTTAGCCTTACCCCAGAGCCATATGAGCTTGCTATACTGACCTTGGGTTAGTTTTACTTTATCAAATATAACTAGCTCATATTCTGGAGTATCTTTGCCTTGGAGTAAATAATATATCTCCTTGCATTCCGAGTCTGGTAGTGTTGCTATATAACCTAGGAGTATATCTTTATTACTTCTTCTCATCTGTAAGAAACCTTATAGCCTTACCCATTATACTATTGTCATCTACTATCTTAATCCCGTGTATAATAGGTTCAAGATGCCTTTTAAAGAATTTTCTAAAGCCATTGTAAGTGTCATACTTGAATTGAAAATTAAACAACTTTGCTATACTTATAGTAGGCTGCTTTTTCTTGGCGAGTATTACCTGGTAAAATTCACCATCGCCCATGACTTTATTAAAACTCTCGTCCTCTATTATATACATTCTACCTCCTCCCAAATATATTAAAACTTACCCTTCTGAATCAACGCTCCGGTAGTCCAGGCGCATAAATTCTCTACCGGGATATTCAAGTTAGCATCCTCGCATGCTGTTCTTATTGCCAGAAATGTACCTATTACATCACAGATATACTCATCAAGGTTGAATTCTTTCTTTTCTATCTTAGCCACTGGTACATTATTGTACGTGGGTTTTGCTGTGGGTACTGGCTTCGGAGAGTACGTAGGAGTAGCCATTGTCCCGGGTACCGGATAATCTTTGTATTGTTTACCCGAGCAAGCATTACATACATGATGTCTCCAACCGCTAGGGTCTACTTTTGAATAAAATGTGCCGCCACATTTCTCACATACAAATGTATAAGGGAAACTCTGTGTCATCTTACACCTCACTTTCATATACTTCATTAACTTCGTATTCTAGATTATACTTATCTAAAAGGTTTTGGAGTTCTTTGATATCATCAACGTCCATCTTAATTGTTATTTTATAAACCATATTATTCTCCTTCCACTATCTTTATCAGTCTATTATATATCTCATACAGCTTCTCTATACCATACTCATCAAATGTTCTTAGAGTGCCGAAACAACGACCTGTTTCATCTTCATATACAGTTTCTATTTCCTCTGTATTAGATAATACTTCATCAAAATCTTTAAGGAGTAAATCTAAGTCCAGATACTTATCGTTAAGACTTTGTATTAAACTATTCATCGTACTCATATATCTCAACTCCTTCCAGTATTGGTGGTAGTATTACTGTATTGACCGCCCTTTGTTTTTCTACCTTTATTTTATCATATGTCAGATAACATGTCAACCCTGATAAAAATATTAACCATATAATCAGGACTTCGAATCCAAAGGCTATACCTTTTCTTTCTCTTTCCTTCATCTTTTTACCTCACTTTCTAAAATTGTTACAAAACTTTACTTAAATTCCTATATTTATAGGTTGAAATTTTACATATCCATATGTTATAATTAGGATAGGTTCCGACCTTCCGTTAGGGAGGGAGGAACAATATTAAATAGTAATATAATATAGTAATATATAGTATTATAGTATAATATAATTATTGTGTTACGATTAATTACAATCTTTATGTAGCATATTAAAGTATTTTCTATACTCTATTCTATGGAGTTTACAATAATCCTTAACGCTTACACTATAACTATATTTATCTCCTTCTCTGGTATAAGGTAAGATTAGTTCTTTCTTTTTAAAGTTAGTTTCTATTTCTACTACGCTAACCTTATCAGTATTATAACTACATCTAACCCCTACCAATTCTTCTAGTTCCATTGTTCCTTCCTATTCTGTATTTCTACAAACTTATCCAGTAACAAATCATATTGACCTATCATCTTAGAATTCACCTGTAAGTATTTATGATGGTCTAAGAAAAATATTAAGTCACTGATTATACGTCTATTATTATTACTAAACTTCATATTATTACCCCTTTAGTTTGTTAAGTGTTTCTATTACTATACTAGCCTGGTCTTCTGATAAGTCCTTACAAGAAGTTACATCAAACATCGCTCTTAATAGTTTTCTGTATCTATAATCTGTCCAACCTAAGTCTCTTACTACCGCATGGATAGCCTTGATTTGCTTAGGAGTTATAGGCTTACGTTCATAACTTTTAAATGCATCCTCTAAGATATCAGCATCTATTCTTTCATGCAATGGTTGTCTTCCATTAATATATACCAGCGTATCAAATAAATCATAGCCTTCTTGTTCTCTGCCTTCGTAGTATTCACGTCCTACTATTTCCCAATCCTTGATAATATATACCCCATTATCTCCATTATCTGTATCTAATCTATCATATGTATCTATACCTACGGATAATTCACCGCCGAAATAGTTTCCGATTACCTGACATAATCTAGCCCAGCCATAGCAATCATTCTCAGGTGCCCTGTATCCTTTAAGTTTACAGTATAATAAGAATGCCTCTACGCTATCCCTGCCACCATTCCAATGTAGATAAACACCCACTCTTTTGTTTTCGTCTGTAATTACTGCTCTGTTTCCCATAGTTATCCTTCCTTTCTTAATTAAAATACTGTTACTTCTATATCTCTTGTGTCAAGATAATACATTGCTAAAAATACATCTTTAATTTTAGGATATTGTCTACCATAAAAGTTTTTCCTATCATTATTTACAAACATAATTAATGCCTTATCGTTTGCTATCTGTATATCATCCTCGTTTGATGTGTCGGAATAATGCAATAAGTATTTATATTTCATGATTACCCCCTAATATGATTTAGTATTCTCGGCAAGTCTCTTACCATTACCGCCTATACTTTTACAACAGTTAACCCATACTTTATCATGATGATGATGTACGCCAGCGATTGCATGGGCTATCTCATGGAGTACAGTTAACTCTATATGATTTCTATTATCCATATTGGCCTTGAGATACTTTGTATTGTATATAAACTTTATGCGTACTGGCTTACCTATTAAATTATCCTGACATGTAGTTGCTAACGCTGAGCGTTTACGATTACTAAATGCTACTGTGTAATTTTGAGTTACAAAATCCTTTGAAAATTTTCTGGTAGTATCGTTGATAAATTTTACTACATCGTTGAATTCTTTAAACATTTTCAGCCTCACTTTCCTTTGGGTACCATATACCCGTATTAATATCCAGTTCATAATCATCTGAGAATTGCCAGTCTAACCAGCTATCTGTCATTGCTTCGTTACTTCCCATAGTGTCCCTCACTTTCTTGTTTTAGTGTTTTATAAATAATACATTGCTACATGTCAGACACTTTGTACAGTTACCCATACATGTTAGCTTATTATCACTATGACCGTATCCGCATATAGTGTATTCTTTACCTTGTGCCTCTAGTGTTTTAGTTATGTCTTCTAAATAATCTAAGTCGCCATAGTTCAAATGTTTATCGTCAACTAATGATTTTACGATATTAAAATTGTCATAACATTTATTAATTTTATCTATTACTTCATTACTATACACTTTTGTATAAGTATAAAATTTTATATCCTCATTATTTACTATAATTTCTTGCCATAGTCTATAATAATCATCGCTAAAAAAGTCACCGCTTGCGTGTATCCTAACAACTGGCAACTTATACATAAGAGCATGACGTCTTAATTCTGTATTAATATAATTTACAAAATAATAATGTTTTTTACTATCGCTCAAAGCTTGTTTTATTATCTCATAATGGAAAGCTCTCATAACCCTAGTATTTTTATACATACGTTCAGCTTTTATTGCATAGCAATCTTTACATTTATACTTGCATGTAATAATACTTGGTAAGTCCCAAATGGCTACATTGCTACCTAATTTTAAGTTGCCATATCTTAACAATTGCGGCGTGTAGTTTTTTGCATAAAATTCTTTTGCAAGTTCTTTTGCTTGCTTAATCTCCATATCTTTATAATATAGATTTTTAGAGTAATTATTCATTATTTACCCTCCTTTACTTTATAAGCTCTATAAGCAAGGCATACAATAAAATTTTATTATATGCCCTGTACTATAAAACTCGTTACATTGCGCCATCAAGTGTTACAAATCCATTGTACTAGCGCCTTCAAATTATAGCCCGGGTGTAAACCATCGTATAACTTGCTGATACAACCCTCACGGTCGTCTGCACGGTATCAGACCGGCAGCCCACCACTATACCATATTGGTATAGATTTTTAGATTTTATATTATAACTTTTGGTTATAGTATATGGGTGTTATCTACTACCCTATTAAGTTTTTCGTAACATTACAAAAATTGTTTTTAATATCTTCTTTTATACCGGTGAATTATTTTTTTAAATATCCGGTTTTTAATTTTCGTAACACACTCATTATAAACCGGAATTTTTTAAAAGTCAAGTATTTATTTTAAAAATCATTCTAAAGTATTAGATAATAGTTTTTATAATACTAAAGTATTAGAAAGAATTCTTTTCTTTTTTATATTAAATAAAGTAATATATTTTTCTTTTCTTATTATATATAAACATATATTAAATATAATAGTAAATAGATGTTACTATATATAAGTAACATCTATTTATATATACCGCCAGTATATATATAAACATATATTAAATAAAGTTTATAATATAGTGTAGGTAATTATATACTATACTATTATAACATATATTAAATAATAATAGGGGCATAGCCCTCCCCGGAGGGTAGGTATAAGTAATCTTTTTTGTATAGAGGGGATTAATCCCCTTATAACTATAAGTCACTACCTACCTAGACAATACTAATATCACCGTAAATAGATTTAATATATCAATATTAAACATACTATATTTCATTAGGATTGGATAGGTAGGTATGAGAGGTTGCACCTCTCTATTTACTAAAGTAAATTAAAATATTAAATCTAAGACCACTAGCATCAATTTTAAGAATGGGTAAATTGTCTTTAGGTATAAGTTTATATCTTCAAACTAAACTCTCAATATAGAGGCTTCTAGATACCTTAAATTGAATTTATTTAAAATATCCTATATTTATGGGATGTATTTTTAGTACCTAATATGTTATAATGGTAATAGAAGTGGAAGAAGTTAGGAGAGAGATTTATGATTAATAGAAGTCTGCCTGATGTAGATTTACTCTACATACATTGGGTTAATTCAGGATGTCCGAATAGAAATAAATTGAGAGAGGATAGAGATAGGTTACCTGTCTCTCTTTCTTTATATGAGGGATTACTTCCTTACTTCACTAGCCTAAGAGATGAACCTTTAGTTAATGAGATAGATGAGGCTAAAAGAGAAGAGAGAAGTATTGTAGTTACATCTGACTGGCATGTACCTTTCCAAGATAAAGAAGCTCTTAAGTTATTCCTTAACTTCCTATATGAATATCAACCCGATGAACTTATACTTAACGGTAATATAAATGATATGACATCGTTTAGTGCCCATCCTAGGATTAGAGATTTAGCTAACGTATTCCATGATGGTAAAAATGAGAGGGAAGAATGGTTAACTATTGCCCATTTATTACGCCAGATATTACCGGATAGTAAAATTATTTATATTGGTAGCCAATGCCATGAAGGATGGCTTGACGCCTGGGTGCAATCATCGCCTATACTTGTAGAAGATTATAACTATACACTTCCTGGTTGGTTAAAACTTGATGATTTTGGTATAGAGTATGAACCAGAGGTATATGATGTACTGGGTAATAAAGAACTACTAATAACTCATGGTACAGTAGCTAGATCTAAAGGTGGTAATAGCGCATACGCTACAATGGAGATGGAGGGAACCTCAATTATCCAAGGTCATACCCATAGGCTAGCCCAAGTGTTCAAGACTACTTCTATAGGAGAGACGGTAGCGGTAGAGAGCGGATGCCTATGCCAGAGAGAGCCATGGTACCATCTAAAGGGCAGAAGGCTAATGATGGATTGGCAGCAAGGTTTTGTATTGGTAAATACCAATGGAAATTCTTTTAGTACGCAATGTATACCTATAATAAGAGATGGTGAAGATAAACCATATTTCTGGATAGGTAAAGAATTATATAAATAGGTTACGGTAAAAGGTAGGCGAATTAGTCTCCTCCTTTCTTTTAATATCAATAGCTTGTAGGTCTGCCTACCTACCTTACAAGCCGGAGGAGTAAATGCTTTATAGCGAATGTGATGAGCAACAGCAAAAGTTTATAGATAAATACTTAACTACTTTAGATCCGACACTCTCAGCAATAGAGGGCGGTTACGATAGAAAGAACGCAAATAGAATTGGTTTACAATTACTGAGTGATGACGGAATTAAAGAGGCAATTAAAGAACGTAGATCAGAATTAAATGCAATGCAGGATGCAATGGAATTTACCAAAGAAGACCTGATGCGCATCTACTGGGATATGTTCAATAATGCAAATAAAAAAGGTAAACTTGCTGATGCAAGGGCTATATTAAGTGACATAGCAAACTATAATGGCGTTAAACCAGATGAGGTTAAAAAGGAAATAGCGGTATTGCAGTTTAACCTTGATGGCGATAAGATTTAACGAGATAGTTACTATTCGTCGTGACATCTATGTGCTTATAATAGCAACAATGTCAATAGGGCAACATCTTCTATATGGGTGAGCATATAGCGTAGCCATCTAGCGGTATTAGATGGGGTTGTAGCAGATAACCTACTGCTACTATATAAAGGATGAGCTAGCGGTGAAGCCTTAACTCGACGAAAGAGAGTAGTGGGTTCGACTCCCACATCCTTATCTTAGTGTAACGAGGCGAGGCTATAGGACCGAACTGATAAATCGGTATCCTACCTAAAATGACCTCGGGAGCGAAGTTGCGCAATAGTAACTCCCCACAGTTTATAGATAGTTCTGGCGGTTGTGTTAAAAACTATCTGCCTTTTTAGGCAAAGGAGGAATGGTGGATAAATTTAAACATTGTTTATATTTTACATTTGTGCTTATGCCACTATTCTATTTCTGTGGTCTATCTGTTATTATTATTGATAATTTACGTATCAATAATAATCAATTCTTAGTAAGTAAGTTTAAAACTAAAAAGCAAATAGATAAAGAAAAGTTTAAAAAGTTTATGAATAGAGTTTGTAAGTAGGAGACGATGAGTTATAGATATGAATTACTACCAGCCCAAAAAGAATTTCTTGAGTTGGGTAATCATGATAGTGATATAGATGTTGCTCTTTACCAAGGTGGATATGGTAGTGGAAAGACGTTTTCAGGCTCATTGCTTGGAATTATATTAGCACTAAAATACCCAGGTATAAAAGGTCTGGTGGGTGCACAAACACTTATCCTAGTTAGAGATACTACCTTAGTTAGTTACTTTGAACATCTTGATAGGATGGGACTACAAGCTGGAGTAGATTATAACTACTTAAAAGCAGAAAGCAAAATAGTATTCTCTAATAAATCCGAGATACTATTCCGTCACTTAGAGGAACCAGATAAACTTAAATCCTTAAACTTAGGATTTGTAGAGTTGGAAGAAATGTCAGATATACCTAGAGCTACATTTGATATGCTCTTAGGTAGGTTAAGACAAGCTAAGAAGGAAAGCTGGGGACCTAATTTTAAATATAGACTATTTGGTCATACCAACCCACAGGAGACAAAGGGTTGGATATACGAATATTTCGTAGAGCATAAACCAGATAACTACCGGAGGATAATAGCTCCTACAACGGAAAATGCAAAGAACCTTCCAAAAGGTTTCATAGAATCAATGCGTGAGAGATATTCAGAGGAATATTTTAAGCGCAATGTACTTGGGGAGGATATGGACTTCGTATCCGGTCTGGCTACCAAAGGATTTAATAGAACCGACAATATCTCTGAAGTCATAGAGATAGATAGGAGTAAACCGTTATATGTTACTTGTGACTTTAATACTGATCCTATGTGCTGGTTTCTTGTTCAGCACTATAATGGCAACATATATATTCTTTATGAGCTCGTTGAAAACTACACCGACACTTTCCATATGTCCCAAATACTTGGGGAGTTATTACTTGATACTGGGTTTAAAGAACACGAAATAATAATAACTGGTGATAATTCAGGTAGATACGAGAAGACAACAGGCAGTGACTTTAAGATAATGAGAGCCGAGTTGTTGAAAATGGGATTTACCAATTTAAAGTTTGACGTAGGTAAATCTAACCCACCTATAACTTATAGGTATAACTGCTGGAATAGAATGATGAGGGATGAGTTCGGAAATCCTCACATCTTCATTCATCCGGATTGTAAATACTTAATTTATGATATAGAGAATTTGGTTCAAGAAGAAGGCACTGGCAAGCCAAAGAAGCCTACTACTTACCAAATTAAGAATGATCCTAAGGCTAAATATTTAACGCACCCTACAGACGCATGTGGGTATATAGCCGTAAAATATTATCCTATTAAGAAAGAGGAGTCACCTACATCTACCTACCAAGGTGTGAGGAAAGACGTATTTGGTAGGAACAAATATGAATACAAGATGGGACTGCGATGAGATTTTATTACTACAAAGACAATAATAAAAAGGAAATCAGAAAGATAGACAGAGATAACATCTGTCAAGATATTAACGATAAAGCTAAACAATGGGCTGAGGATGTTGAGGAAGTAAGGCAAGACTACGAACGTGTAGTAAGAGAAATATATCCCAGCGCTAACGAATATAAAGCAGAAGTAAAACTTATACCAGATGTATACGAACAAAGACAGTCGCTAAGGGCTAATATATTTAAAGCTACATACCAGAACTATGACGGTATGTTTGATATACAAGGTCTTGATGAGCAGTCTCATGATATGTCTGCAATGTTAAAGTCAGCCTTAGTTTACGACTGCTATAAGATAGATTTACAGTCTACACTTGATAAGATACTTGATGACTATATGGATAAGGGTGAGGCAGCATGGTTCACTCACTGGACACAAAAGGTAGAACAAAAGAGATATCAAGCAGAAGAACCTATATTTGGAGTAGATGAATTAGGTCACCCTCTAGTTACTGGTATTGAATATGTAAATAGGGTACAGGACGAGATAGTATATGAGGGTGCCGATGTAGATAGAATAGATCCTCTTAACCTATTCTTTGATAAATCTCAGAAAAACCATTGGCAATCATGTGGTAAGATATACAGAGAATTTGTACCTTTAAGTTACGTGCTATCTAATAAAGATTATAAATTAACACGTGATGAAATAGCAGATTTAAAAGAAATGGTAGAGCAGAGCAATCGCACACAAATCAATGATTACTCAGATGATTATCATGATATTAATACTAAGGTTATTGGCTCTACAGTTGAGGTGATGGAATATTATGGTGATTATATTATCCCTTCTAACGGTGACGTCGCTCGTAATGTTATTATTGTCGTCATTGCTGGAAAATATCTAGCAAAACTAGATGAAAGCCAATATCCTGTATGTCCTATAGGATATACATGTTATAACGAGAGACCTGATAGCTTACGTGGACAAACTCCGTTAAAACCAGCGTTACTTCTTAATGAATTAGAAAATAAATGTATAGACCTTACAATGGAGAGTTGGTTACTTGCAGTCAATCCTCCAGTAATGGCTCAGAAGGGCATTATAAATCAAGGTATTATATGGGAGCCGGGTGGCGTAGTAGAATACTCTAGTGACGAATTAAATGACGTTAGAATGCCACAGCCAATGAACTTCTCTGCTGGTCTTAGGGGTTTTGACTTTGAAGACTTCTTCAAGAGAAAAATGGAAGGTGCTACCGGTGTAAGTCCATATATGCAAGGAACAGGAGGTACGGGCGGTGTTAGAACGGCTAGTGAATCTACATATATATATTCAGGTCAAACTACACGACTTTCTAGAGAAGCTTATTTATTCTCCCATAACGTAGTTGTACCTATTATATGGGCTATATATAAACTTAAGAAAGAATACCAGACAGTAGATGACGTGGTTCCGGTGGTTAAAGATGGTATTAAGGATTTCTATAACGTAACGGAACAGGCTCGCAATGGTCATTATGTCTTTATGATTGGTAATGCTCAGACAAGCGTAGAGCGTGAGGCTTCGGTACAGAAATTATTCCAATTAATGGGGGCTCCAGCATTCCAATCTATAGTACAGAGACCAGAGTTCCCTGCTGCCGATTTCTTTACTTGGGTACTCAACGAATTAAATTACAGAGAAATAAACACATTATCTCGCTCATTAGGTTTACGAGGTGCTATAAGACAAGAGGCTAATGCCAGGGGGATACCTGAAGGCAAAGTTGGTCAATACGTAAATGATATGGAAAGAGGTATTACTGGTGCTATACCGGAATTCGCTAATATGCTAGAAATGCAACAGGCGAGTGGTCAAATACCCATTCCTAAAGAAGTGAGACAAGAAGTACAAGCACAAATAGATGGAGGATTAGTTAGATGAGTGATGTTGTAAGTTACATTGACAGCAACAAAAAGAAGAGAGAAAAAGTTGCTAAGATGGATCCAGAAACTAAAAAGCAAGCACTAGATGCAAAAGAGAAATTTGAAAAATTCAGAAAGCTTTGCGACACGCAGGAATGGAAAGACTGTAGGGATTTTATTAAAGATGAAATCTATCAAGGTCTTAGTTTATCACCTGGTGAACCTGGTGTTGGTGACTGGTGGTTGAAGTATTCCTGGGGGCTTAAATGCTTTATAGAGAGAGCAGAGTCACACGCAAAGAAATATGATGATGCTATAAAATTTTTAAGTGAACAAAATTAGGAGGTTTAAATGGCAGAAGAAGTTATTACAACGGCTCCTAGCGAAACTCAGACGACTACTACAGTTGCTGAAGAAAATACCGCAGCAAGCCAAGACGCACAGACCGACACCCAAGAAACTGCTGATGGGAATGGTGCTGTAGAAAATAATAACACAGAGCAAGTAGAAGGTGAACAAACAACTGAAAGTACAGAACAACCTACGGTTGAACAGCTACAGGCTAAAATCAAAGAGTATGAAATTAGAGATGAAGAGGAAAGAAAGCTGAGAGAAACCCTCGGTATACAAGATGTTGACCAGCAAACATTCAATTTAATGAATATGGATCAGCAGATTGTTAATATGGGTAAACAGCAATACCTTAGACTATGTAATGAGTATGGTGTTGATGCAGATCCGGCTAAGATAGATGCTTCGGTTAAGGCTCTTAAAGAAACAGATCCGGCAAAAGGATATGAGTTTGAAAGAAGATTTGAACAGCTCGGTAGTCAGGTAGTAGGTAAGAGACAGGCAATCCAGCAACAGAATGCCTATTATGAAGTATCAAAATTTCAGAATGATTATAATCAGATACTTAATGCGTCTCCTGCATTAACAAATATTATGTCACAATATGTTCAGACATATGGGACTTCTCCAAATATGTATGGTCAATTGCATAATATTATGGATATAGTTTTACCGTTATATCAAGAGGCATATAACGCTGGTAAAACAATTGCTTTGCAAGATAAAGCTAAAAACGACACATCTGCCGTTCAGGGTGGTGTAGCAACTCAGAATACTCAGACTTATACTGGTAGCGGGCAAGTATTTACTAGAGACCAAATCAGAAGAATGAGTCCTGATGAGTTTGCTAAATACGAAAAGGCAATAGAACAACAGATGCTTGAAGGAAAAATACAATAGAAAGGAAATAATTAAAATGACTGCTGAAGAATTAAGAAAAATTGATGGCGGTGTTATCGGTAATTTCTCAACTAAAGAATGTGTAGTCGACTTAGCTGTAGACTCAGCTTTGGCTGCTACTGGTAGCAACCTGCTCGGTTTCAGAATACCTAAAGGACACTTTGTAGTTGGAGCATTCATTCAGAATATCGCTGATGACTTGGCATCTTCTGGATCCGCTACTCTTGGTGTTACAGTTGGATCAACTGCTGTACTTGCTGCTACAGGAAAGGCTGATATCAAAGGTGCTGGTAAATGCACAATCGCTACTGCTCCTGTATGCATGACGTCGGACGCTGAAGTTAAATTGGTTGTCGGCACGGCTGCTTGTACTGCTGGTAAACTTAAAATCGGTGTAATCTACGCATAGTAATTAAAGGGGAATATAATTATGGCTAATAACGTAAACGCTTTTGTTCCTGAGTTTTATTCTCAGAAACTTTTGAAAGAGTCCAAAGAAATGACGGACTTCAAAAATAACATGACTAACTCTGATTGGGAAGGTGAAATCAAATCCGCTGGTGATACAGTTCATATTTCTACACCTGACCTTTCTAACATTGTAATTGGTGAAGGTGTTGTACCTGATACAACTTCTGTATATCCTAAGTCAATTACTTTGACAATTGATAAATCAAAATCAT